TTGTAAGCCAACAAAAAACTTGTTACATATTTATAAAATAAAAGTTTTGATATTTGATAAGGAACAAATTCTAAATTTAAAACTCCTTCTTTGTTGCCAGTGGGAGTGATTAATTTCATTTTAATTAAATAAACCAATACTGCATTAATATCAGTTTTGTCAATGTTTTCAGCTAATTTATCCTCTAGTTCTTTTCCATGAGCCGTTGGAATTGGTTTTAATGTGATTGATTTAGTTTTTTGAACTTCTTGAGTCCCAGGAATTGTGAAACTCCATTCAAATTCAATTTTTTGTTTAACTTCACTTTTTCCGTTTTCGTCTTTGTTTTCATTAGAAAGTAAATTTATTGAATCTATTACAATTCCAGTTGTGAAATAATTTGACATATTATAATTTTATTTAAGATTGAATAAGGGCTGGTTCTCCACTAAATTGAAACGAAACACTTGAATCTGCACCCAAAGTTAAATTAGAAATATCATTAACTAAAGTCATGTTTGAATAAGTTAAGCTACCAACACCATCGGCTTGTTCAGAAAAAATATTAATTTTAATATCGTGTCTATTTTTTAAAGATTTAAAAAATAATAATGGATTAGCTAAACCAGTATTTGCATTCATTCTAATAGTAAAAGATACCGCCCCAAATGTATTTGCAAAGTTTGGAATATTGGTTACTTTTATTTGAGAACCATTGACTTGAGGAATCTGATCGTAAGTAATAGTTCCAGTAGTAACACTTAAAGTGTTTAAATCTATAAATAAATCAACTCCGTCAAGTTGAACTTTTGGTATATAAGGTAATGTTGACATAAATTTTTATGAATTTGCCGTTAAATTAAATTGAATGTTTTCTAATTGAGTCATATTTTTATAAGAAGCTGCACCAGTCATTGTGTTTGTTGCAGTATTTATATTTATGATTAAATTAGATTCAAACTCGGTAAGTAATGCTCCATCATCAAAATCAACTATACCAAGATTTGACATTTCTTTAAATAAAGAAGTTATAAATAGTTTAGCTGATTTTTTGTTTACATAAATTACATCATTAACTGTTGTTGGAGGTGTTCCATTAATTAAGACTGCCTGTGCATATGTTTTTTTCCATTGCTTGTAAAGATATTCTTTAACCATGGCTGAATTTAAAAATTTATTTAAATTTATAAATGTTTGACCATCATTGGTTATGTTTGCTTGTTTATAACAAGTCATAAATCTAACTCTAGTGATTAAATTCAAATTTGAATCATCCATAGCTAAAACAGAACCACCTAAATTTTCTATACCAGTTTTTTCTTCAGATGACCAGTTTAGACCAACTGGTATTTTAGACACATTAAGCAACTTAACACTATGATATGGCACTGCTACTTTATTTAGACCACCAGATACATTTGTTCCTTGCATAAAGTTAGCAATCGGAGACTCTGGTATTAATCTTAATGAGTCAGTTGCAAGTAATCTAGCAGAAAGAACTATAGGCAATTCTAATATTGAAGAACCTTTTATGTTAGGTTCGTTAGCAACTTTTATAAACACATTGTTTATTACCTTAGAGGCTAAATTAGTTAATGCGGTTTGTGCATCGGCATAACTATTAACTTGAGTAATAACCGCATAAGATTCTAAAGTTTGATTTATTGTGTTAAATTTTGCTTCTAAATTATTTTTTACTTCTGTTAAAAAACATTTTTGAGTAGCAATATCATATCTTGCTTCTTTAATTTTATTTAAAACATTTGTAATTACCGGGTCAGTTGCACCGCCAGAAAATGCAGTAATTGTAGCATTGACACCACTTGGCAAAGATTCGGCATAAATAGAAAACTGATTAGCTTCAGTGCCTTTATTTTTAGCAGTAAATGTAATTGTGCCAGTTGTATTTGATGCGGTCACTGGAGAGTTTTCATCAGCATTAACTAATGCCGCTAAAGTATCTCCTATTGAAGTAGCTGTTGCTGTTGACAAAACATCGATTTCATATCTATTTAAATATCCTGAGCCAATAATAAAAACAGCTTTTCCATTTTTAATACCAGAAGTTGTTAAGGCAATTGAACCAGTTGCTGCTACACCAGAGGCATTATCAGAAACAATTATTGCACTAAGTGGCGATAGCTTGTTTACTTCTCTAAAAGCTTTTATAGCGAGGTATGCTTGAGAACCAGCTCCGCATAATGCTTTTAGCTCATCAATTGAGGTTGGAACATTTGTTATAAGATTTCCAGAGGTAAAGCTACCACTAGAAGTTCCTTGTGCCAAAATTAATTGTTGCCTTAAATCAAGACCAAATAATGCTTGTCCTGGAATAAGTTGTATATTTACATTAGGATAGGTTTCTGACATATTTTATTAATTTTGTTTTTTTGTTTTATTTTCCTTTTTTGTTAAAGAAAAATGACCATTGTTATGTTTTATTTGTTCATACCAAAAACCATCAAGAGGAGTATTTTCGGAATCAACATCAATTTCAATTTCATCACCAACTAGATATTGTTTTCCACTTGGATGATAAAAATTTATTAAAAATTTTAATATCGCTTTCATGTTGTTTTAAAAAAAGATTGATTTTAATAACTAACAAAATACACTAAAAATAAAATTAAGTCAACACAGATAACATTAAGAGTCTAATATATGGATATAAATCCTCGATTAGTTGATAAAATAGTAAGTCAACAATCTAATAACATTTATAAAGAAAGTTTTTATGACTTCTTTTGCAATGTTGCCTTTCCTGCGATATTTCCCTCAAAACAAATCAAAACATCCAAATCAACAGAAATTCTTTGTGCGGTAGCTGAAATAGTTTCTAAAGGAACAAAAGGATGGCATAGAGTTATTGTTAATATTCCACCTGGATTAATGAAATCTACGATTTTATCAGCCGCTTTACCAGCTTGGCATATAGGGAGAAATGCAAGCGAAAGAATTTTTGGTATATCGAACACTGACAAGCTTGTAACTAGAAATGTTGGCTGGACAAAGCTTATTATGAAATCTCAAAAATATAATAAAATTTTTCCCGATATAATTATTAACAAAGATACAGAAAACCACATAAAAACATCAGTTGGAGGAGAAAGACAGGGTTTTTCTACCTTAGGAAATATAACAGGAGAAAGATGCGATTTTTTAATACCAGATGATTATATGTCATCTATTATGATAAGGTCAGAGGCTGAGAGAACAAAAGCCCTTAAAAACTGGGATGAGGCATTTTATGAAAGGGTTGATAAACTAACTGGAAAAGTATTGATTATAGAGCAAAGATTAAGCATATTTGACTTAACTGGTTACTTAAGTAGAACTAGACCGGGTCAATATAAAGTTATTTCTTTGCCAGCATATTTTGAAAATGAAACAACTATAGAAATTGGTAATAAAAAATTCTACTTTGAAAAAAACGAACTATTGTCTCCTTATTTAACATGGGAAGAGATTGAAATTAAAAGAAACTCTGTGGTTGATCCTGAAACTGGTATAGCAAATGGTAAAGAAGTGTTTTTTGCTCAATATATGCAAAATCCGTTAGCTAAAACACAAGATAGAGTTAATATGGACTGGTTTCAGCCATTTGAAATATCTAAAGTTCCCTACATGAAATTTGAAAGAGTTGTGGTCTCAGTTGACTCAGCTCAAAAACCCAATGAGATTAATGACCCTAGTGCTTTTTTAAAATTTGGTATAGTAAACAATTCTAAATTTTTAATTGATTGTTATTGTGAGCGAAAAGTTTACCCAGAAACTCGCGAAGAGTTAATAAAGTTTTGTCTCAATGGGCATAAAGCCACAGATTTAATAATTGAGGATGCAAATACAGGTTCAAGTTTACTACAAGAATTTATAAAAGAAAGTAGGCTTTATGATGTAAGAATAATACCAATTAAACATAAAGGCATAAACAAAGAAATTCGATTCGATACCGCAACTGGAAACTTTGCCGATAAAAGCTACTATTTTCCAAGAGATGCAACTTGGTATCCTGATTTTGAAAATGAATTAATGCAATTTCCTAAAGGTAGGCATGATGATATGGTCGATTGTCTTGGTCAATTCGCAAATTGGTATAAAGACCAAAATACAATATTTGAATATTTTACAATGTGCGTTTAAAAGCTTAGATTTAAATTAAACATCGTGTTACTATTATTTGCATCTTTTAAATCAAAAGCTATATTTGTTAATGCTGTTGTGTCATATTCAGCGATTTCTAAATCGTTAGTAAAGTCAATAGCGGTTTCAAATAAAAACACATGAGAGTAAAAAGATTTTTCAGATTCCTTAATTTGATCAACAATTGGTGTAAGCTTGTGATAGCCAACATTTCCGAACGGGGAATCAGGTATGTATCCAGCAATAGATTTACATATTGCAACCAAATAATCAGATACCTTATCTTTTTCATAAGCTAAACCAATTGAGCTTGCTGATTCGCCTAAATTTATCATGGCACACAATTCTAATCCTTGGATTAATTTTACACTAAGATTTGTTCCTAAAAAATTTTCAACATTTATATCGGTTTTACCATTTGGATCTTTTCCCGCCATTCTTGCCAATGTATAAACAAATAACCAAGATTTTGCTTGATTTGTAGCATCAACACCACCTAAAAATATTTCTTTAGCTCTCTCATAGTCAGATACTCCAATTATTCTAATATTTTCCTTTAATATGCCTGCCAAGTTATTTGCTATATATGGCTGACCATATAAATTGCTAGCAACACAAGTAATTGTATTATGAGTATGTGATGCGACTAATTTATATCCATTATAACCATAGTTTCTTTTTTCTAGCAATTTTATAGAACCTGTCGGGTTATCATTTGCGGTTTGGTCTATTATATAAAAAAACAAATGATTTGAAGCTGGCAATATAACCTCAGTTAATTTTGTATCTGAGGCAATTCCAAAAAAATTATCGATTGTAAATGTTGTTGAATTAACTATAGACTTAACAGAAACAAAATTATTATTAACATTTATTTTATAATTTTGATTTACTATAAATGGATTATTTTCAGTTGTTGTTATTGTAATGGTATCATTATTGTTAACAATAAATGAGGATACTTTAAAAGTCAAACTTGATAAACTATATAAATCTTTAATTCCATTATACTTTACATCACTTGCACCGGCAATCTCAACCTTACTTTGGGTTTTTATTATATTATGAGCAGAGTCAGTCAGTGCAATTGCAATATTGTTGTATTTTTTTAAAGAAATTATGTTATAATAATTTTTAATATCACAAACTAAAAAAGTATCATTATTCTGCAAGTGATGATTCGCACTTAGTGTGTATGTGATATTATTTCCATTTGTGGTCACATTAGTTATGTTAATACTATCAGAAAAGTCATCAGTATATTTGGGCAATACAGCTTTTAAATGGTGAACAATCTTTTCTGTTTTCATGCTATATATTTTTTATATTATTAGTAATGGCATTGCGAATTTTCGTTGCAATCAATGTTCTATTTTGTGCCAATGGTCTTCTAATATTGTTTCTTGGAGCAATTTTATCAGTTCCAAACTCTTGCAAAGAGGCATGTTTGGCAGTTGCCCCAATAATCTGTTTATTAGCCCCATGACTCTTAGTGTAAACACTTTTACTTAATTTACCAGTTAAAACTGCTGAACTTTCTTCTCCGCTTGAATTTGATGCCTTATGGGTATAACTACTTCCTGCGGCGATTTTTAATCCTTTAGGAGCTGGGTATCTTAATATCTTACTTGAAGTCGAGATTGTCGAATATTTAGATGACTGAGTTCTTTCTCTTTGAATTTTTTTTCTTCCTCTTGTTTTATAAAAAATATAGGTATTTCCAGTCTTGGGAAGTTCCATTTGTCTTCTAACTTCTTTTACCATGTAATTACCAGAATGTCTTAATCCAGTTTTAATGCCACTTTCTATGGCTTTTTGTATTTTGTCTGTAATTTTTTGACTATTTTTTTGGCTTAAGTTAATTTCTATGTTCATATAATATTTAAATTAACATTGACAGAGCCATTATGAGAGCATTTTAGCATTGCAAAAATATTTTCACCATGTAAATTTGGCATAACTTCTAATATTTTATAAGCCTCGCCTCTGCAAATAACCATATTTTCTAATTTAATAATTTTCGAAGAGTCCCTTCTTATGTAAAAATGGTCAGTAACTTTACCAAGAATATTAGTGCCATTAAAAACATCTTCTCCATTAACACTAATTTGTAAAGCCCAAGTATTAGCTATTAGATTTTCTTGGTCAATTAAAACATCTTGAGTGTTTGTGTTGTTAGCTTTTTTTATTCGAGTAATTATTTGGATTGGTATATTTAAATCACCTATTTGGATATTTCTTTTTGGTTTGGTGATAAATTTACAAGAATTATTGTCCATATCATACAAAAGGTTCTATTTGATTTGCATTAAAAAAACTCATGGCAATACCCATATTATTGCAACAAGAATCACCTCTGTTTTTGTAAAGAAATGCTATATATTCTAGTAATGCTTGTTTATAAGTAAAAGGCACACTTGCATCAGTTGAGCCAAATCCTGATGTAAAATTGATAATAACTGCATCAGCCATATTATCAATTGTTGTTGGGTATTCTTTATCTTCTTTTAAAAAAATATGAGAATATTGATTACTATCATCAAAATAATAATTTGATGAATCAAATGTTGTTAAGACATTATTCAAATAATATTGTATAGATATTATTGATTGCAGTTTACTTCTTTTGATTTTTATTGGGGTGTGAATACAAGGAAAAGTATCTAAATATGTTTTATAAGTTTTTGTTATTAAATCAATCGTGGTAATGTTTTCAAATCTCTCAATGGCTGTTTTAATAAGATTTGTTAAATAACCATCTTCTTGAGTAAAATCTATTCGTAAATGAGCCTTAATATCATTTAAAGAAATAGCTAGTGGTAATTGTGATAAATTAGTCACTAGCCTATATTTAATTGGTTGGGAAAAATAAAAATACATTATTTATTCTTTTTATTTTTGGATTTTAGTTCCTTGTTTTCAACAACAAGTTTATCCTCAGGAGTTTCGATTTCAACCTTATTTTCAATAGTTTCAATATTTAAATCTTGCTCAGGAGTTTCAATTACTATATTATCCTCAGGAGTTTCGATTAACACATCTTTTAACGAAGTGCATTGTAAACAAAAATTAAATTTATCTTCTGACCCATATAAAGATATTAAATGGCTTTTAGCATATTCTCCTTTTTTAAGAACTATACCATTTTCATTGTAATCTTGTAATAATTTATAATTGTGCATAATAAATTGGTTTAATTAAGCCCCCTTAATTAGAAAACAAGGGGGCAATAATATTAAGCTTGAACTTGTGGTTCATTTAAATATTGAAGAATAGTTTGAACTTCAAAAGTTGCATCTGGAGAACCAGAAGAGGCAACGGTTCTTACTCTAAAATATTTTTGATTATTTAAAGCTAAGTTTTTAAGTGATAAAGATTTAGAGCCAGCGGCAGAAAGCAATGTTTGTGCGATTGCAGATGTTGAGCTAGTTCTATCATTTTTACCAAGATAATCGTCACTAGTGAATGTTGATACATTTACAGAAAAAGATGAATCATCGGCAAATTGAACATCTTGAATACCTACAGTTCCAGCGGCAACTGCACTAGCACTGATGATATTCTTGATTTCACTTACTCCGCTTATATTAATAGCGACTCCTGCTACAACTTGAGCAGAAGTAGTTCTTTGAGCCAATGCTACTGACCTTTTTAGGATTACTCCTGTTAATTTTTCAGACATATAATTTATATTTAATTGTTAATAATTAAGCTTTAGCATACAAGACTTTGATACCCTGTGAACCTACCACACCTTGAGCAACATAAGAAATCTTACCAGCTACAGTCGCCCCTTCTAATAATTTAGATGCTTCAGTGCTATATCCAATAAATCCAATAGAAGAAGGAATTACCTTGTAAGCATACTTAAGGTCTCCGACAAAAGCTAATAATTTACCAGCATTGCCACTATTAGAATTTACCCAGTCACTAGTAATATCGGTAGTTCCATCAGATAAAGATTTATAATTGCCAATTTGAGCATGTTCAAATTGTCTTATTGGAATTATTCCTTCTGGAGTAACAAAAGATTGAATACCATTTTCATATCTAAATTGTTCCAAAGGTAAATGACCATCACTAGCTTCGATAGAAAATATAGCATTTATAAATTGTCTGTTTACATAAATTACAGAATTGCCGATATATTCTTGTTTTAGAGTTGATAAAAAATTTCTTAAATCTTTTCTAGCAACTGCATCAGCTGGAGCGGAAGAGGCGGTTGAAGCTATTTTACCAATAATATTATCATTAGCTTTTTGGATAATATCTTTAAATACTTTGGTAATAACTTTTTTTTCAAATTTTCTATTCAAGGCAGCAATATTGCGCTCTAAAACAGGAACTTGTTTTCCGCCTGATATAACATTAATAATTACATCAGAAGAAATGTTCATTTTAGCTTGCTGTTTTTCAAGTTGCAATTTAACATTGCTATAAACAACTTCTTTTGAAATCTGTGCTGAATCCATTTCTTTCGCTTCATAAGCTTCAATCAATGACTCGTCAAAATTATTCCAAGCCACAGAACCATCATTTTCATTAATAGCAGGCAATACATCAACATCGTCAAGAATTGTAGATGGTATATCTCTATTTATTTCAAAAGAACCTAAAACCGTAGCTGGTTGATCAATAGTATTTGTCGAAGTAGCATCACCAAAACGAATAGTTTTTTTATCAATAGCAACTACCTGAATTTGTTTTTGAGAATGGATAGCTTGTGCAATTGTTTTAGCTTCTTTTTCGGTTAATGGTGTATAACCTTTTGATGAGGCTTTTTCTGAAACCTTAGAAAACCCATTATTAATAGCATCTTCAATTTTGGAAATTGATTTTTTTGAATTTTCCTCAATATCGGCTATCTGTTTTTTTAAAGTGGCTTCTATTTCAGTAATTTGAGCTTCTAGCTCAGTTTTTACTTCGGATGATTTTTTTTCAGATTCAGCAACAGCCTCTTTCGCTAAGAGAGCTACTGCTTTAACTTCAGTCAATCCGTCCATTATTTCTTTGTGCATATTTCGTTAATTTTATTTAAGATTAAAAAATTTTCTATAGATTTAAGAATTGCTTCTTCATCAATAGATTCCTCGTTTTTTTCCTCAACATCTCGTTGGGTATCTGATTCCTCATTAACTTCATCTCGCAAGTCAGAAGATTTTAGAATTCTTTTTATCACACTAATCATTGTTTTTGATTCAGTGTTTGAGCAACCTTTTTGTTTTAAAAGTTTTTCAATATCCCTTTCATCTTTTAGATTTTCTAAAGATTTAAAACTTTCGATAGTTGCTTTTGGATTCATGGCTAAAGTAACAAATGAATATTCAAATAAATTACCTTCTTTAATTATTCTAATATTGGTTTCCTTGTCATATTCTTCTCTTTTTACAGAAAAGCCAATTGACATTTCTTGCAAAGTGCCATTTTCCATTAATGGAATTATTTCCTCTTTTACTCTCCAATGAGCTTTAGGCAATCTACTTTCTACCATTATGCCTTTTTCATCTTCAGTTATATTTATGGCATGACCGACAGGACTAAACATATCATGTTGCCATAGTGCTGGTATAACTTTTCCATTTTTAGTTCTCTCAGCAATTGAATTTGTAAAAGCACCTTTCGAAACAATATCTTTTCCTAAATCAATATCATAAGTTGAAATATATGATTTAACATAAAAAAACTTATCATCTTCAAACTGCCCGTCTTGATTTAAAGACTTTTCTATTCTAGCTGAGAATTGCTTTATTACTTTTTCTTCCATAAAAATTTATTGGATTAATAATTAATCTTGACAACAATATTTATTTTTGATAATTTGTCAATATACATAACCCTAAGAGTCTAATATATGGATAAAAAAGATAATAAAAGAGAAACAGAAGTGTATTTTTTTTTGCAAAAAATAAAATCAGCATCATCTGTTTTGTTAGATTTAAAAGAAATCAAGAATGACAAAACTGAAACTATATTTGATTATCTCGCAATGAAAAATTGCAAACAAAATTGGTATACTCATGGAATACCAAAAAAATATAAGGTAATATTAAGATTGTTAGAATTATTAAAAGATCACCATAAAAAAGCACAAGAATTACAGAAAAAAGTTAATGAATTTATAAAACAAAAAAATGAATTATAACTGGAACTTAAAAGACACAATTTTCACAAAAGATAAAGGTAAAGTTTTTACTTGTTTTTCTGGCGGAGGCGGAAGCTCGCTTGGATACAAACTTGCTGGTTTTGATATTATTGGTTGTAATGAAATAGATAAAAGAATGATGGAAGTTTATATAGCTAACCATAATCCCAAATATAGTTTTTTAGAATCTATTTGCACCCTAAAAGTTAGAGACGACTTACCTAAGGAATTGTATGATTTAGATATTTTGGATGGTAGTCCACCATG